CCAACCAAAGCGCAAGCTCCGCCTTAACCCGCGCGTAGAAAGCCACCCCAGCGTCATGCATGGTCCCGGTGGGTATGTCTGCAACGAACGGTTCGTGCGTGGCTTGGCGGGCTTTGTGGTTGCGGCGGGGCATGATTATACTCTCCACGGTTCGATAAACCAGTTCCATAGTTTCTGCCACCATGCAAGGCGGGGTTCCCATAGGGCTTTTTCGGGGCCACAGAGAGCAGTTGCCGGCCAATTACTAAGAGACAAGCCACGGAACAACCTAAATTGCCTGTCGACACTTGGCGGTGCGATCCCGAAACCTTTAATCAAAGCGGATTGGCAGTGATCAGAGGGGGCATTCCACCGGCAAGCACTGCAAGCCGTCAACGCATCACGCTTCATCCGCTCCGCCTCGGCCTGCATTTCCGCATACCGCGCTTCAAGCTGCGCCTGAATTTCCTCCGGCGTGCGTTCAGAACGGATTGGTGTGACGTTGGTAGGCTTAGGGGTGGCGTTCATTGCCATCGCAGCCAGTTGCCGCGCTGGATCATACGCGCTGGACAATCCGTTCTGATAGTTGGCAGCGTTCTGTAATGCAGCTTGAGCCACACCACTGTTCACACCAAGACCAACGCCGATGTATGGGCCTAGCAGGTCTGACATATCACGTGGGGTCATCACCTAAACCTCTCCGGCAAATCGCCTTGGTGGATCATGTCGAGCACCATGCAGAGCGGGCCTGACGGAACTTGCTTGCCGAACGCGGCCTTTCGCACCGTGCTTTCGTTGACGTTGCACAGGTCTGCAAGCTGCCGCCAATTAAGGCCGGTGTCTTGGCTGATGGCTTTGATTTGGGCGGGGGTCATGTGGTGGCCTCACGCTTGTAAAGTTCGACCAAAGAACGCATCGTTCCCACATTTACCCGCTCATACCATTTTTGGCTAGGCTGGGCCTCTCCAACTGCTACCTTGAGGGTGATTAGTTCGGCGAAAAGGTCTTGCTTTGTGGTCATCTCACTATCTCCATTTGAGCGGGCCTAAGCCCCGTGGTGTGCATCCCTGATAGGCGTAACGCCACCACCCGTCAACCCCCTATTTCACGCGGCGCACTGCGATGATGTCCCCACCGCTACCGGTGTGGTCCGCCATCATGGACCAACGCCACCAAAAACCGACCGTCGCCAAATGTCCCTTATCGCGGGCGCGCAACATGGCCTTTTATAAAAAGAGAGAGAATTATTATATCTTTCCTGAGCGAGGGACATTTGGCGACGGTCCAAGCTAAATTGAAGCGCAACCGTCACCAACCGTCCATAGCGCGCGAGAGTATCACGCGGCATCATTTCCGCCGATCATATCCAGAATTGCCAATCTGGCATCTTGGCGGCGCTGTCGCTCTTCCTCTGCCTTCTTTTCGAACATGACATGCACTTCCGGGTTAACCTTCCAGCTAGGTGCATCGCTGCGTTTGTGGACCTGCTCAACCCATCCGAACGCTTCGAGCTGCTCGAATATCTTTGCGCCATCATCGCGCGTCAGTTTGCGCATGGCACGGCTACCACGGCCAAGGGTTCGCATGGTGATGGTGTCGAGACGATTGGCGAGGATGTATCCCGCAACATCCTGTATCGCGTCATGATCGTCTGCAAGGCCGATGACGCCTGCATAGAACGCAACGCTATGGCTCATGATGTAGTTCGACAGGAAGTCCGCCACACGGCGCGCTGTGGCCTCTGAAACAAGGATTGGCAGGCCATCGGGATTGTTGCGGTTCTCGATGCAATGCCAGATGATGCAAAGGCGTGGGAAAAGACCGTCAAACTTGCCGACATGCGCGGCTAGCTTCTTATTGAAAACCTCTGTGTCAACCACCTGCTTATGGTGCTTGCGCTCCAATTCTGAACGGATAATGCGCGCGCCTTCATCGAATTGCAGGGGCAGGCTACCTAGCACGCTATCAGGCGCTTTCAGTTCATGCAGCCGCTCTATCATCGCGTCATATTCAAACGCAACTTCGCCCATTTCCTCGTCCTTCCCGACGCTGGCGGGCTGTAGAATGACCGGAAAAAAACGCTGGATAAGCCCATCGTCCGTGGCGTCCGATACGATCCGACGAATAGGGTCTGGCTGAACCCCGCCAAGGATGGTGACGGAAAGATTGTCGATAATAAATGCGCCACGGCCCACGCGATTGACGGCATGGGAACCGCCACCGAAAGCGGTTAGCCAGAACGACCGGTCCTTCGCGCCACCCTTCCCGCCGCTGTATTTCTCGATCCCGCCAAACCATCCCGACAATTCATCTTGCAGCACGAAAATACCTTCCGGACTGTGGCGGCAAACCTCTTGGCACGCCTCCATTGTAATATCCTCAACCCTGATCCGGGGGCATGCTGGCATTTCGGACGCGCCTTTGTGCCCGCCATTGTCCTGCCATTCCGCCATCGCCTTGTTTCCGGCGCGCAACATATCTGCGTCCATTTGCTTGATCTTGCCGGATGCGGCGCGCATTATTGGCGATTTCTTGAACGACGGGTCGCCTATAAGCATTGTCCAGATGCGGGCGCTTTCGGTCCAGTTCTCGTGCTGCTTCACCTTGATCTTGATGCTGTCCCGAATGACGGCGGCACAAGCGGTAAGCGCCGCCATAGCAAGGCCACCAGCGTCAACGCCCATTTGTTCGGCGCGGGCGAATGCGAACCGCTCGATAATATCCGGGAGAATGCCGCGCGGGATAGGGGGAGGGACGTGCTGCGCCCATAGATCGACCGGGGCGGCTTCACGCTTGGCATCCTCTTCTGCGCGGGTTTTGAGGCTGGCATAAGTCTTGAGCGCGGCACTGAATGCAGCCGCTACGGTGTCAATGCCTTGCGACTTGGCTTGATCGTTGAAATCCTTGTCAGTGGGTAAGGCGACGGGGCAATCCAGTTCCTTTGCCAGTGCCTTCATTTGCGCCACGGCATTCAGGTCGCAGGCCAGCACAATCGGGACGCCCGCTGCGTGTAATTCGCGGGCAACATACGTCATGTTGTCCTTTGAGAACGTGACGCAGACTTGATCCGCAACCGCGTCATGGATCGATGCGCCGGTTGCGAAGCCTTCGCAAAGAATGGTGCGACCGAGGTGCAGCCCGATATTGAGCCGCGCTCCTTTGGTTGGCGCGTGCCACTGGAACCGCTTCACCTTGCCATCATCGTTGATGGTTTGAACGCTGCATATTTCGCCGTCCGGGCCATAGAGGGGCAAAAGCAATTTGTCGCCTTCAAGGCGTGCCATGTGAGCAGGGACTTGTTTCAGCGTCAGGTATGGGTGTTCCTCGCACGCTTCAGCCGCTTCCCATCGTTCACGGGCGCGCTTGATCGATGCGGCCTCTTGCAGCGCATGTTCACGCTGACGCTGTTCCATTAAATCCCGGCGTTGCCGCTTTTCATCGTCCGACATTTGTAGTGGGTTGCCGCCGGTCAAAAGGTTGATCGCGCTTATCGGGTCAGTGCCGTTGTGTTTCGCTACGAAGTCGATAACATCGCCATTAGCCCCACACCCGAAGCAATGGAAAAACTCACGATCCGGCACAACGGTGAAGCTGGGTGACTTTTCGGCATGGAACGGGCAAAGCCCTGAAAATTCCTTCCCTTGTTTCTTGAGCGGGACAACCTGCCCGATGACTTCAGCGATAGGATATTGGGCCTTGATGGCCTGCCAATCGTGGTCACTCATTCCCCGTCGCCCCTCAGGTATGTTGCAAGGGCCTGCAATGTCGCAAGAGTGGGGTTTGCGTCCGGGTTGTCTCGAACCGCGCGGATTGTAGGCTCCGAAAGTCCTGTTTTTTCAGCCACAACTGCTATGCGCCGGTCATGTAATGCTGACTTGATCCATTCATATTCGTTCATTTTCGGTTGCCTTATATGAAAGTGCATTTTCACTATTGCAAAGCGGCCTCACCTTGTCTAGCCTTCATCTCGCAACGTTGAACGCCCGTCGTTGCAGGCAAGGCCAATGTGCCGATGTAAGGAAAAACGCATATGAGCGACCTAAAGCCCTCTAAGCCAGAGGGGCGCGCGCCGATCATTACGATCTGCGGCGATGCAGGCACAGGCAAGACCAGCCTTGCCGCAACCTTCCCGAACCCTATCCTGATCCGCGTCGAGGACGGCGTTGACCGCATTCACGAAGCAGTGCCGGTGCCTGACGTTTTCCCGGTCGTGAAGGCCGAGGACGACATTCACAACCAGCTTATCTGGCTGCTGAAAGAGGACCACAAATACAAGACCGTCATCATTGACAGTGTTTCGGCGCTGGAAAGTGTTTTCACCGAAGCCATTCTTGCGCAGGATGGCCGCGCCAAAACGCTGTCAACGGCGCTTGGCGGGTATGGCGCGGGCTATGCGGCATTGGCGGCACGGCATCGCAACATTCGCAAGATGTGCGGCATTCTGAACGAGCGGCGCGGCATGGCTGTGGTGTTTATCAGCCATGCCGATCTGGAAACAATGCGCCTGCCTGATACAGACGACTATTCGCGGTATTCGCTGCGCCTGAACGCCAAGTCGCTGCCCGCCTATGTCGATGACGTTGATCTGGTCGGCTTTGTCCGGCTGCAATCCGCGTTGCGCGGCGATGAAGGTGACCGCAAGAAGGTCATCTCGAACGGCGACCGCGAACTGATCTGCTACGCGACAGCCGCAAGCGTTTCCAAGAACGGCTACGGCATCACGGAACCGCTGGACCTTGAACCGGGCAAGAACCCGCTGATCGCGTTCATGGCGGCGAAGCGCAAGGCGGCTGTTGCGGCGAAGAAGGCGAAGCAGGAACCGGTGCAGGAAACGCCGGAAGCCGACGAGCCAACACCGGAAACCACCAACGATATTGACCCCGCCGATTATGCGGCAAGCGACGAAGGGAATTAAGCATGTCATTTTGGGATTTGAGCGACGGCGAAAGCGCTGCAACCGGCGAAAGGGAATACGAACAGGCGACCGGCAATCTTGAGCCTATCCCTGATGGATCAAGCGTGTTGGCCATCATCGATGAAGCCAAGTGGGGCGAAACAAAGGACCGTGACGCAGAGTTCATCTCGCTTCGTTGGTCGGTGACCGGCCCTGAAGAATACATGAACCGCAAGGTGTTTCAGAAACTTTGGGTCACCGACGATGATCCGAATGTTTCCGACGCGGACAAGATGGCCAAGAAGCGCGACAAGGCCAAGCGGATGCTGGCGGCTATCGATGCGAACGCGGGCGGGAAGTTGGCGCGCAAGGCAGCACGGCCAACGGACGATGACCTTGCGCTTGCTCTCACAAACAAGCCGATGGTTATCAAGTGCATGGTCTGGGAAATGAAGGCCAACGACGGCACGACGAATAGCGGCAACTGGATTGCTGCGGTTGCGCCGAAGTCGAAGGGCGTTGATGTGAAAGCAGCAAAGGCACCGGCTGGCGGTGGCGGCAAAAGCATGTCTGGAACGCGGGGCGGTATTGCCGATGATCTGGACGACGATGAAATTCCATTCATGACGCAAAACAGCGTTTGGTAAATCCCGGAAGGGTCGCACCGCTGGCAGACCGGGTAAAGTCTGCCGCTCCCATGATATTCACAAGAGGCCACCATGACCGACGCCCCCCAACGCTCCCCCGAATGGCATGCAAAGCGCGTAGGCCGCTTGACTGGCTCCATTGTCGGCGCAATTCTCGGCCTTAGCCCTTACATGACGCGGGCGGACGCTATGCGGTCAATGGTCCGCGCTGCGATTGGTGAGCCGTCCGAATTTACTGGCAACATTGCCACCGAATACGGCACGGCGAACGAAAGCACAGCCATCATTGATTTTCAGATGACCACTGAACTGCGGGTGAAGCCTGCTTATTTCGTGATGCACGAGGATTGGCTTGGAATTGTTCCTAAGGGTTATACTAGTGATGGGGGAATAATAAGGGTTTCATGCCCATATGGCATTCGCAACGATCCTACACCCATATTCAAGTCTCCAGACGAACAACCGCATTACGTGGCGCGTATGCAAATTGAAATGTATGTCACCAAGACGGCGCATTGCCATTTCTGGCAATGGTCAACGCACGGCACTAGCCTGCACCGCGTTGAATACGATCAATCGTGGATCGATGAAAATTTACCACGGCTTCGCCAGTTTCACGCGGAATATCTGGACGAAGTGGCGAACAATGCGGACGAACACCGCGCGCCGAAGCGTGTCGAGATCGACACGCCCGAAGCACGCCGCATGATTGCCGAGTGGGATGATCTGAACGAAAAGCTGGATCAACTAGCTGAGCGCAAAAAAGACCTGCTGGCTGATATGGTTAAGGCCGCTGGCGAAAAGAACGCGCTATTCAGTGGACGCAAGTTGACCATGACGGAACGTGCAGGCGCTATCAGCTATGCGAAGGCCATCAAGGCTCTATGCCCCAAGGCCGATCTGTCGCCATACAAGGGCAAGTCTAGCACGTTCTGGCAGGTGCGCTAATGCAACTGCGACCCTACCAACAATCGGCTTGTGATGCGGCGCTAGGCTGGCTGCGTCGTTCGGTTGATCCGTGCATCATTGACGCAGCCCCGGCGGCGGGCAAGTCTTTCGTTATAGCTCACCTTGCGGGCGCGCTGCACAAAATCAGCGGGAAGCGCGTGCTTTGCCTTGCACCATCGGCAAACCTTGTGAAGCAAAATCATGAGAAATTCCTCATGACCGGCGAACCTGCTTCAATTTTCAGTGCAAGCGCTGGATCGAAAAGCACGCGGCATGTCGTGGTTTTTGCCACACCGGGAACGGTGAAAAACTCTATCAGCCGATTTTGCCGGCAAGGCAGTGAAGGGTTTTGCGCGGTCGTGGTGGATGAATGCCACGGCCTGACGCCAACAATCCGCGCCATCATTGACGCTATGCGAGAGGCCAACCCGAACCTGCGTGTCATCGGCCTTTCGGGAACCCCGTTCAGGCTGGGCACTGGCTATATCTACCGGATGTGGCCGGACGACGAAAACGGCACCGCGCGTGTCAATGGTGACGATACGTGCCGAGAGCCATATTTTATGAAATCCGTCTATCGAGTTTCAGCACGCGAAATGCTGGACCAAGGTTTTATCACGCCGATGGATATTGGCGCGATCAATCATGACGAAGCCTACGATACCAGCGGCATTCAATTGTTGCCCAACGGGACGCTGAACCCGTCAACCGTGGATCGTGCATTTGTTGGGCATGGCCGCAAGACTGCCGGGATCGTTGCGGACGTTATTGCCAAGGCGCAAGGCAGGGCCGGGGGCGTCATGCTCTTTGCCGCCACGGTCCGCCATGCCGAGGAAGTGCTTGCCAGCCTGCCCGCGCACAACAGCGCGATGGTGACGGGCGATAGTTCCGTCCTGTTTGGCCAGCAGTCCAATATGGACGCGGTTGTTAAAGCCTACCGTGCAGAGAAAGTGCGCTATCTTGTCTCGGTGGGGCAGTTAACCACCGGCTTTGACGTAAGCCACACCGAGACGATTGCGCTACTGCGCTACACCGAGAGCGCGGCCCTGCTGCAGCAAATTCTTGGCCGCGCATGGCGTTTGCATGACGGCAAGGCGACCAGTCTGCTGCTGGATTATGCAAACAACTTGGAGCGCCACTTCCCCGATGGCGACATCTACAACCCCGACATCAAAGCAGGTAAATCCGGTGGACCGGGCGAACCTATAGAGGCGCACTGCCCTGATTGCGGACATATCAACGAGTTCAGCCTGAACCCGGATTATGCCGACTACCAGCGGGACAAGAACGGCTATTGCATGGACGTGTTCGGCGCTAGGATCGAAACGGAATACGGCCCGATGTCGGCCCACTATGGGCGGCGCTGCTTTGGGCAGGTCCAGACCGGCCCCAAGGGTGAATACGAACGCTGTGGCTATCGGTGGACCAGCAAGGAATGCCCGCAATGCGCCGAACCGAACGACATTGCGGCGCGGTTCTGTTGCTCGTGCAAAGCTGAGATAGTTGATCCGAACGAGAGACTGCAAATCGAGTTCAAGCAATTCAAGAAAGACCCGACGCGACCACAGACTGACGTTGTGATTTCGATGAATGTGAGCGAGGGCGTAAGTCAGCGCGGAAACCGCACGATCCGCGCCGATTGGGTCACGCCGTATCGCCAGTTCAGCACTTGGTTCCAGCCAGAGGCTACGCATAGCCGGGGCATGAAGGAATACCGTGCATTCTTTGCCGCCACTACGTTCGGGGAAGTCCCCCAAACAATCAGCTACTGCAAGGACATAGAGAGCGGGTTTTTCCGCATCCTTGCATACAACAGACCAGCCGATGAAGCGCCGGATCAATCAGCTCCTGAAAAACCTGAATTGCAGTTTGGTAGGCGTGAAGGCCAGCAAGAATGCTATGAGTGCAATGGCCCGCTAAGTGGGCCAAACCAGAGCGGTGTTTGCAAGAAATGCTATGACGCAAACCCTGAATACAAGCTTATGGCCGGCAGAAGGTCAGCAGAGGCTAGAGGAACATATTCAAACATGACGGCGGCGAAACCTAGCGGGTCTTACGCATGAAATTCCCCCCTGACATTCCCGTATTTGGCGACCAATCGTTTCGCGGTTCATGCCACAAAGAGGAAGTCGAGCAGGCTTCCTTTTTTTCGCGTCTGCGTCGGGAATATCCCGACAGCTACGGCGCGATTGCGTTGCATCCTCGCAACGAGGGATTGAGGGAAAAGGGGCAGTTTTCGACCGTCATCAAGCACGCGGCTGAGGGCATGACGCCGGGGGCAAGTGATATTGTCATTCCGGGTTGCCCTAGCTTCGTCTGCGAGTTGAAACGCCGCGATCATACGAAAAGCCACTGGCAGGATGGGCAACAGGGATACTTGCTTGCCGCTGCCAAGACGGGGGCATTCGTGTGTGTCGCGCTTGGCGCTGCTGCGGCTTGGGAAGCGTTTGAGGTGTGGCGAGGTCAACAAGGTGCAAGATGATCTATTCAAGGCCCCTACGCCCGTTAAACGCGGAATGTGGCCATCCGAGCAATTAGCGGCATATCTGAAAGGTGAAAGTGGTGGCGCTTCTGCGATCCGTAGTTGGGCGCAGTTCTACATTCACGACGCGGCGAAACAGATTTGCGGGATGGCCACGATAGAGAAAAGGCGAACCGCGTTAGAGAAAATCCCTGTCACGATCCGCCTTGATGTTCAGGACGAAATAAAGCGGATTTGGCCGCTAGTCAGGCCCTAACAACCCCTCTGCCACCATAAACGCATATTCAACCTCACGCCGCCGTTCAATGTCCAGCAGTTCCACCGGCACTCCGTCCGGGTGGTCGCTGGCAAGGGCGCGTAGGCGTGTTGCGGTGCGTTCGGGGGTGTCGGGCTGGATCAGGGCTAGGACTGCCCCAATTGGGGAAAGGCTCTATTTCTTGGGCGTGGTATCCTTGATCCGCCAAACGCTTGCGTTCAGCTTTCACCCGCGCTTCGTTTTGTGCATCCCAACGGATTACCGCGCTTCGGTGCAGTCGCTCTTCAAGATCAACTTGCGCGATAGTGCGGTGGTCATATGGAAAGTGCGCAGGGGCTGCGATTATGCTCATGATTGCCTCGCGCGGATACGCAGGCGTTTGATGTCAGTGTTAGACAAGCCAAACACCTGCTTTAGAGAATGATCATCGAAGTTTGCGCGGATGGCGTTGATGGCAAACTCATTCAGCGCCGCCCGCCGATGAAAGCGCTGGTTCCGTAGGTCAATGCGCTCGGCAATCACCACTGCATTGGCAAGGGCTTTGGTTTCGCGGGCGTCAAAGCGTTCCCGGATTTGTTCGCGTGTCAGGGTCATGCTGCAAGCCTTTCGATATTCTGGCGGGCCAATGTTTCGCGCTTGATCCCGGCGACCAGTGATGCGAAGTTTTTACTTTCAGCCATCATATCTTTGGCGCGTGCGACACCATGAACAATAGTGGAGTGATCGCGCCCACCAAAAACCCTTCCGATATGGGCGTATGAATAATGCGGTTGCAGCAGGTGCCAGCAGGCGAAGCGAATGTTAATCAGCCACTTCGGTCCTTTCTGCCTGTCAATCTCTGCTATGCTTGTGCCAGTCATCCATGCAGCCGCTTCTTTGACCTCAATCGCGGAAAACGGCACGTCAACCCTTCGCCTTTCGGTGGCTTTGGGGTATAGATGGGCAAAACAAAGGCCGGTCTTATTATCGTGATCTAAGCCCTTGTCACACGCTCGGCATGTTTTGGCCTTGGCTAGCCGGGTTTTTAATTTGCACGCGCCGCAAATCCCACCTTTATTCATATAGTGCAGCAGTTCATTGCATGACGCGCATTGCCGGGATGGGTGAGCCTCACGCCATACAATGACCTTATGCCACCGGCATAGCCCACTATGGTTTTTTGAGCTTACGTTGTCCCGGCATCCGGGATATGAGCATGGTCGCTTCCTCACCCTATGAAACTCCACACGATCCCGCCGATAGCCAGCCAGAGGCAGGCGGATAGGGTGGGAGCTGAGAACATGACTTTGCGGCCCTTGGTGTGATAGGTGGGGGTCATGGGTTTTGCTCCAGAATTGCGCGAACTTGCTGGCCTTCAAGAGTCAATCTGAAAAGGTATTGATGCGCAGAATAATAGTTTTCCCTGCGGAACCCATCGTGCAGGCTTTCAACCAATCCCAATTTCCATAATGCAAGTCTTGTGTGCCCCGACCATGCGAAGCCATCAAGGATGGCGCGCTTCTGCACTTTACTTAACTTGGCTGCTTTCTGTTCAGGTGTCATGGGTTTTGCTCCGGTGGGGTGGGGTTAAATGGCTTCCAATAAGAAGGACCGTATTCGCCATCACGCCACGTCATTGACTGGTCTGCCATTTCCCATATGCCAATGTCTCCGGGGGCAAACAGATGGTTACTTCCAGCCGAGTTCCATGACATTGGAAACTGACCGCATTCTTCGTGCATAACCCATATTACGCTGCCATCCTTCGGCGCGCTCTCAATCGGTTGCCACTGCGTCACTGCCCAGTCTCCTTTACCTGATGCCATGCTTGGCGGATCGACCATAGCCATGCGGGGATTAGGTGGGGCTTCACTTCACCAACTCCTGCAATTCAACGATCTTGGCGCGGATGGCCTCGCGGACCTGTGACGCGCGGTGATCTGGTATCGTGGACGGCCAAAGCCGCACGGTTTCCGATGTGACGCCAATC